TCATATAATTGTATTTCTGGAACAAGCATAATAACAATAAAAGATAATTTAACTGGTGAAATTTATAATATTTCGATAGAAGATTTTTATTCTAATTCGTCTAGAAATACTGATTATTATAAAAATTTTAATAATCATTTTGGAAAACAAATGCAAGAAATGCTATATTTTTCTCATCAAAATTCAAAAATACTTAATAGATGGGAAGTTCTCACAGCAGACGGATTTAAAAGTTTTAGAGGAATCTCAAAAACACATAATAGAGCAACAATAAAATTAGTATTTGATAATAATTCCGAATTAATTTGTACAGAAGATCATAAAATAGCAACTAATGATGGCTTCATTGAAGCTAAAAAATTAAATAAAAATCATGAGGTCATTAGTAGCAATAATATATTACATTTAGTCGATATTATTAATGATGATGATTCTCATGTTTATGATTTACTTGAAGTAACAGATACTCATTCATTCTTTGCTAATAATATATTAGTACACAATTGCATTTTTCTTGATGAATTTGCATTCGTACCTACAACAGTTGCTGAAGAATTCTTTTCATCAGTATATCCAACAATTACAGCTGGTCAAAGTACACAGATGATAATAATTTCAACCCCAAAAGGTTTGAATATGTATTATCAATTGTGGAAAGCAGCTATTTCCAAACAAAGTGAATATGTTCCATTTGAAGTAAGTTGGAGAGATGTTCCTCAATATCCAGGTGGTCCATTACGCGATGATGTATGGAAAGAACAACAAATAAAAAATACATCTGAACGACAATTTGATGCTGAATATAACTGTTCATTCATTGGTTCTGCTAATACTCTAATTGATGCAAATAAATTAAATCAATTAAGTTACGGTAAACCAAGACATAGAAATGGTGAAGGTCTAGTTGTATACCAAGATCCAATTAAGGGTACAGATGAAAAAGAAAATCCAGATCATCAGTATTTTATCACCGTAGATGTCGCCAGAGGCCAAGGAAAAGATAACAGTGCTTTCGTGGTGTTTGATATAACAACCATGCCATATCGAATCGTAGCGCGTTTTAAAAGTAATGTGGTGTCTCCATTACTGTTACCGTCTTATATACGTGCTGTAGGAAAGAAATACAATAATGCTTATGTACTTGTTGAAGTCAATGACATTGGATCACAAGTTGCAGATATTTTACACAATGATCTTGAATATGAGAATTTAATTAAATCAAACTTCAAAGGAACCAAAGGACAGACTATAACTGAAATCGGTGGAGGTAATAGACTTTTACTTGGAGTAAGAACAACTAATCCAGTAAAAAAATTAGGATGTGCTATTCTTAAAAATCTAATAGAACAGGATAAAATGGTGGTTGATGATTCAGATACTATTGATGAATTAACCACATTCATTGCCGATGGAGTATCATTTAGAGCCGATGAAGGTCATACAGACGATCTTGTTATGTGCCTTGTATTATTTTCCTGGGCGACAAGACAAGACTTTTTTGAAACATTAACGAATAAAGATATTCGTGTTGAAATGTTTAATGAAGAAATAGATAAAATCGAAGCAGAAATTGTTCCATTTGGATTTATTGAAGATGGAAGAGGTCAAATAGGTGAAGTTGTAAGTAATGATGTGTGGTTTGATCGAAATGATCGTAAAAATAATATTTCTACCCAATTCTGGATATTTTAGTCAAAATAGCCAAAAAAATATATATTAAAAGAATAGGAGAAAATTATGAGCAGCTACCCCGGAGTAACTGTAAGAATACTTGATGAATCATTAACCAGAAGCGGATCTGAACTAAATTCACCAGCAGTAGGTGCATTTTTAGGTCAGGGTGGAAATTTTTCTATGAAATTATTCAGTTATGATGCATCTGAACTGTCACAAGGATATTACTACGTTGAAAATTTAAATGAATGGTTTAACAGATTAACAAATTATTACAATACATATTATCCAGGTTTTTCAGCAACGAATGGTGTGACTTTAGCCGCTATTGATTTAGGATCAAATGGAGCCACTGCATGGACGGATGAATGGTATCACATTCACAACTTCTTACAATATGGAGCACCATGTTATGTCTCATGGCAAGACTCTGGTGGATCTGGTGATTTTTATCAACAAGATTTTGATGTCGTGTTTCAAGGTGGTACTGGAGAAGCATATCAAGTTTATGTAAATAACACAGTAAATGCAAGAGCCGATAGTCCATTGCCAGTATTTGGTGTTTTAGGTGTTAATTCTAATTTACAACCGTCTTCAGTTACACCTCCATCGTCAACGTATGGAGAAAATACATGTGCTGTATATGGTGAAAAGAAACACTTTAATGTTGCTGGAGATCCAACCAATCTTATAATTTCTTCCCTTGCACCAGATGTTGCTGGATGTATCATGAGAACAGATAGAGATTCATTCCCATGGTTCTCACCCGCAGGAGCACGTAGAGGTAGAATTAATAATGTTGTTGGACTAACAAGAATTTTATCTGAGGCAGATAAAGCAAGTCTCTACAATAATAAAGTAAATCCAGTATTTAATGTTCCAGGAGAAGGAACACTTCTTTTCGGTGATAAAACACTTTATACTAGTTCTTCAACTTTAGGTTCAATTAACGTCGCAAGATTATTCATTTATCTTAAGAGATCACTAGGACCACTAGCAAGAGGTGTACTATTTGAACAAAATGATACAACCACACGTTCAGCTTTTGTTTCAGCCGCAGATAGTGTTCTAAGAGAAGTTCAGGCTGGAAGAGGAATTTCAGAATATAGAATTATTTGTGATGAAACAAATAACACTGCCGAAATTATAGAGGCTAAAAATTTCGTGGCAGATATATTAGTCAAGCCAATTCCATCAATAAATTTTGTAAGACTAACTCTTACAAATAAGGATTTAAGTTCACAACTTTTTTTTTGAATGATGTGATGAATAATAATAATAATGTATCATTAAATGTTCCTAAAGATAGATCACCCGCATCCGCGTTTAGGATATAGGAGAAAAAATGGGTAAAATAGATACTTTTAGACAATCATTTAAGGGTGTAAGAGCAAATAGATTTGAAATTTTTGGAAAATTACCAGGTCAGGTTGACATTCCAGATTTTAAAATTTATGCAAAAGCTGGATCTGTTCCTGGATCAAGTATTGGAATTATTCCAGTTGGATTCAAGGGAAGACCTGTCAAATTTTCAGGTGAACGTACATATACAGATTGGGCAGTACAAGTATATGACTCATCTAAAGCAGATATTCGTACTGTAATTGAAAATTGGATTGAAACGATGGACAATCGTTCAGATCATGAAGTAAATTACGATGTTACTGCTGATTGGGAAGTTCATTATCAAGATATGACAAATACTTCTTCTAATTCAGTATATAATCGTAAAATTAAATTGATACATTGTTTTCCAGTTGATATTTCTTCAATAGATCTAAGTTACGATGCACCAGACACTTTTGCTGAGTTTACATTAACTCTTACATATGATTATTGGCAATACATCTAATGGGAAAAATTGATGATTTCAGACAGAATTTTGCAGGAGTTAAGTCCAACAGATTTAGAATAACTGGTGGAATACCATCTTTATTATCATCAGAAATTAATTCAAGTGACTTTAACGAGGCACTTGAAATTTATTGTAAGGCTAGTCAATTTCCAGGTTCAAGCGTAGGTTTGATTAATTTAAATTATAGAGGAAGACCTGTTAAATTTCCAGCGGAAAGAGTCGCTGCTGATTGGGCTATACAGGTTTATTCGTCATCTTTAAATACTAAAGATTTAAGAACACTATTTCAAAAATGGATTAATTTTATTAATAGTGGCAGTCATGATAAAATGAATTGGAAAGCCTATGCTGGTGAGTGGAGTGTTTCTTATGATGATATGTTTGGAAGTCAATCCAATTCACAATATGAAAAAATTTGTAGTTTAATTAATGTATTTCCAATTGACATTTCACCAATAGAACTGACAAATGACGTAACTGACGTATTTGCAGAATTTACCGTGACTCTAGCATATGACTATGCTGACTTTTATCCATAAATAGTAATATGGTAAACAATTTCTTTGGTTTTTTATTCGGAAAAAATACTGATAATCAGTTATCTCCTGTAACACAAGAGATTACAAATCAGCCTTCCTTTGCTGCACCAGATGATTATGACGGTACGATTACTGCTGAATCTGGTGGATTTTTCTCGACAATTTATGACTTCGGTGGCTCTATTCGTGATGATAATACACAATTATCTCACTATAGATCAATGTCATTATATCCTGAAGTTGACATGGCAATTGAAGATATTATCAATGAAACTATAGTATATGATGAAGATAATAATGCTGTATTTTTAGATTTATCAAATGTTGAAAATTTATCACCGCAGATAAAAGAAAAAATTCACAAAGAATTTAAAAGTATATTAAAACTATTACGTTTTCATCATCAAGGATGCGATATCTTTAGAAAATGGTATATTGACGGAAGATTATATTATCATACGATTATTGATGTTACCAGACCAGAAAAAGGTATTCAAGAATTGCGTATGATCGATCCTTTGAAAATTAAAAAGGTTCGTAAAGTTGATAAAGAAATAAAATCAATTAACGGCATACAGACAACTGTAATCAAAAATATTGAAGAATATTTTATTTATACTGATCTTGATCCTGATGCCATAATGCAAACAAGTTCTGCTGGTCTTAAAATTGCTTTAGATTCAATCTCATATGTGCATTCTGGTTTGGTTGATTTAAATACAAAACGTGTTATGGGTTATCTTCATAAGGCAATAAGACCCTTAAATATGTTAAGACAAACTGAAGATGCAGTTGTTATTTATAGAATGACAAGAGCACCTGAAAGAAGAATTTTCTATATTGATGTTGGTAATTTACCAAAAAATAAGGCCGAACAATATATGCGAGATCTAATGAATCGCTATAGAAATCGCCTTGTTTATGATCAAAAAACAGGTGAAGTCAAGGATGATCGTGCTCATTTGACAATGCTTGAGGATTATTGGATTCCAAGACGCGAGGGTGGAAGAGGTACTGAAATTAGCACTATTGATGGAGGCCAAAATCTTGGTCAAATGGAAGATGTTGAATATCTTCAAAGAAAACTTTATCGTGCATTAAATGTTCCCATTTCTAGACTTGAAACTACTACTGGTTTTAATATGGGTAGATCAAGCGAAATTAGTAGAGATGAAGTTAAATTCTTTAAATTTATTGAAAGATTAAGAGCAAAATTTGCTATGCTTTTCCTTGATCTTCTTAAGAAACAATTACTACTTAAGGGAATATGCACGATGAATGATTGGGAAAGAATATATCAAGATATTAATTTCACATTTACCAAAGATTCATATTTTACAGAACTCAAAGAGAATGAAATATTAAGAGAAAAGGTTGATATGTTAAATATTTTAGCTTCATATGAAGGAAAATATTTCTCTTCTAAGTATATTCGTAAGCATATTTTACGACAATCTGATGATATAATGAAGCAAATAGATGCTGAAATCTCGGAAGAACAGGCTTTGGCGGCACAGGCTCAGGCTCAACAACAGATGCTGCAAGGACCACCACAGGAAGAAGAGACACCTAAGAAATGAGATATTATTATCATGAAAAAGAAAGATTGACCAAATTATTTAATTCGCCAAAAAAATTAAAGGTTCCGGTAACAATTTATCTTAGAGATAGAACTACAGTGAATTTGCACCCAACTCAAGTTCAAATGATTCAAACCTATATTAATAGCGATAATAAAAAGTTAAAAATGTTATTGAAAGACCAAAAAACCCTAAATAATTTTCTTGGATCTTTTACAGAAAATATGAAAAAAATAAATAATAAAAGAACTAGGAGCAAACAATGAACAATTTTTCTGATCTTATACCACTAATAATGGAAAATAAATTATCACAAGCTAAGGATGTTTTGAATGAAAGACTTTATTCAAAACTGGGAGTAATGTTAGAACAACGTCTTGAAGATTTTGCACCAACCGTATTCATGACAAAAGAAGAATTAGAAATTCATGAAGCCAAGAAAAAATTAGATGTAAATGATGAAGACAAAGATGGTGATATAGACGAAGATGGAGACTCAGATAAAAGCGATGAATATTTAAATAAACGTTCAAACGCAATTCGAAAAGCAATGGGCACACAAACAGAAGAAGTAGAATTAAACGATGATGATACTATTGAAGAAGATTTTTTAAATGAATTATCAGCGATAGTAGAAGAAATTGAGGCTGAACTGGGCGAAGAATTGACTGAAGAAGAAATTGCAGAAATCGCTGAAGAGATGCTTTCCGAAGAAAAAATGGAAGATGATGAAGAAGACGATGATGAAGAAGGCGATGATGAAGAAGACGATGATGAAAATGATTGCGAAGATTGTAAAAAGAAAAAATAAGGTTTTTCCATGAAATTAATCACAGAAACAATTGAAAATGTAAAGACTCTTGTTGAGGCTACCGACAATGGTAAAAATTATTACATTGAAGGTATCATGATGCAAGGTGAAACTGTGAATCGTAATGGAAGAAAATATAGCATCAATATTCTCGAAAATGAATGCCGAAGATATGTAAAAGAATGTGTATTGAAAAAACGTTCTTTAGGTGAATTAAATCACCCATCAGGTCCATCTGTAAATCTTGATCGTGTTTCTCACATGATTATAGAATTAAATCAAGATGGAAATAATTTTATGGGAAGAGCAAAAATTTTAGATACTCCGATGGGTAAGATTGTGAAATCGCTCATTGATGAAGGTGCTTTACTTGGTGTTTCATCAAGAGGTATGGGTACACTAAAAAGAGTAAATGAAATAAATGAAGTTCAACCAGATTTTACATTAAGCGCGATTGATATTGTCGCTGATCCATCTGCACCAGATGCATTTGTAAATGGTATTTTAGAAGGTAAAGAATGGATTTGGGACAATGGTTTATTGAAGGAAAAAGAACTCTCAGAAATGAAAAAAGAAATAAAGAAACCATGTAAACGAGATATGGAAAAAAAAGCCATTAAAATGTTTGAAAATTTCTTGAGAAAATTATGAATAAAGATTCAAATAATTTATCAAGCATATCTAGCAGAAATGCTAGATATGCTATTTATTGTAAAGTAAAAAATATTATTATGGAAGACATATATGACGTAAATTTGCCTTTCATGAAAAATGCAACACAAATAAGACCAACATTTCAACCTTCATTAAGAAGAACATTTCGTTTAGATAAGACAATGCCTTCTTTTTTTGGAAAAAAAAGTGGTTTGATGAAGCTTGGACGAAATATAAGATCTAGAATTACTGGTCCAAAAACAGCTGGCGATATTTTATCTAGAATGCAAAATCCAACAACTATGGATAAAATATCTGGATCTATTAAAAGAGGTATAATAGCCGGATATAAGCCAGTATTGGGTGCAATAGCAAAAATTGGTGTTAAGGCAATGTTAACACCTGGAGTTGGAATTCCAACAAAAAGAGGAAATATTCCAAGTTTAAATATATCTGGAGCCAATGTTTTAAAGGGTGGTATGGCATTACGAAAAATGGGTGGAGTCGTTCAAGGAAATTTAAATAATTTACCATCTGATCAATTTAAAACAACATCTCAATATAATCCAAAAGATGCATATTCTCAAAGTTATCAGGCAAAATTATTAGCAAAAGCTGCTGAAGAGGCTAATGCTGTAATTTCTGGATCTGGTGCTGATATTTCAAAATTATCTAGTACTGAACAAAGACACGCAGCAACAAAACTGTTAAATGCAAGAAATATTTTAAAAAATGTTCATGCTGAGGTTGATTCAGGTAGCAACCCATATTTGGGCAAATATTTACTTAAAAATCCTCTCACGGGAAATTTAGAGCCATTTCGTAGTAGATTATCTGATGTTAGATTTCCAACATAAATGTTACATATCGTTTTGTAAAAAATAAAATATATAAATAATATTAATTACGGAGAAAATTATGAATCAAGGTCAAGATGTACAAGATGCAACAGGAAAAGGAACTTTCGCCGCAAATGGCGTGACTCCTATGTTTGCTAAACCAATTGCAAAAGATGGTTTAGCAAAGGCAAATATGGCTTCACTTTCACCTCAAGGTGGTGCAGCCGTAAAGCAAAATACCACAGAAGAACCAGAAGGTGAAATGCAACAAAAAGAATCAGTTCAATTAGATATTACTGATTATGTTGATGCTCTTTTTGAAGGTCAAGAACTTTCAGATGAATTTAAAGCAAAAGCCGCAACAATTTTTGAGGCTGCTTTAAATGAGAAAGTATCAATAATTGAACAAGCAATTTTACAAGCCTCACAGGAAGTAATTGAGGAACAAGTTTCAGATGTAGCCACTGCTCTTACCGAGCAAGTTGATGGTTACTTGGGATATGTTCTCAATGAATGGATGGAAGAAAACAAACTTCAAGTCGAGCAAGGTTTCCGTACCGAGATTGCAGAAAATTTTATTCAGGGACTTAAAGAACTATTTCAAAATAGTTACGTTCAAGTTCCAGAGGAAAAAGTTGATCTCGTTGATGAATTATTTGCCGAGAATCGTCAGCTTGAAGAAAATCTCAATCAACTCATGAAACAACATATGGAGCTTCAAGAAAAGAATATTGTAAATGAATGCTCAAATGCTTTCATGGAACTTTCATCAGATCTTGCAGATACTGAAGTAGAAAAACTTGCTTCACTTTGCGAATCGATTGAATTTAGTTCAGTTGACCAATATAAGGAAAAAGTAAAAATACTAAAAGAGTCATACTTCAATGGTAAATTACCTGAAGCCGAAAGTCTTACCGAAGAAACTTCTGCTTCAGTAAAACCAATTATCAATGAAGATATGAATGTATATGTCAAGTCAATCAGTAAGCATCTTAAAGCCACAAAAGCTTAATTAAATAAATAAAAAATAGGAGAAATAAAATGGATTTTAATGGAATAACCCCATACGACCAACTTCTTGAGAAGTGGTCCCCCGTCATTGATCACCCCGAACTAGATAAGATCAACGATGTTCATCGTAGACGTAATACCGCAGTTCTTCTTGAGAATCAAAAGAAAGCTCTCAGAGAAAATGCTCAAGATTTCCTTACAGAAGCCCCAACAAATGCAATGGGTGGTAATTTTGGTACTGGTCAAGTTACTCAAGGTGGTGCTTCTACTTCAGCTCTTGCTGGTTATGATCCAATTCTAATTAGTCTTGTTCGTCGTGCAATGCCTAACGTCGTTGCTTATGACGTAGCAAGCGTTCAACCAATGACTGCTCCAACTGGTCTTATCTTTGCATTCCGATCAAGATACGATAATCAAACTGGTCTTGAGGCCATGTATGACGAACCAATCGCATCCTTCGCTGGTGCTTCAGGTTCGACTGGTGTAGATAATAGTTCAGAAGGTTCAACTTATACCAACCCATTCGCACTTGGTGCTTCTTCAGGTGCCTGGGATGAATCACCAGTTCGCAAAGATCTCTTCAGCAGATTCCGTGGTTTCCTCACTCAGAATGCTGAAAATCTTGGAGGTAATCCACCATCATTCAAGGAAATGTCATTCAGTATTGAACGTGTTGCAGTACAAGCTCGTACACGCGCACTCAAAGCAGAATATACTACTGAACTTGCACAAGATCTCAAGGCTGTTCATGGTCTTGATGCTGAAGCAGAACTCGCAAATATTCTTTCAACCGAAATATTGAATGAAATCAACCGCGAAATTCTTCGTGCAGTATATACCATTGCTAAGACTGGTTCACAACAATCAGATCTTTCTTACACTGGTTCATACGATATTATGACAGATTCTGATGGTCGTTGGTCAGCCGAGCGTTATCGTGGCCTTATGTTCCAAATTGAACGCGAAGCAAACGTAATTGCTAAGGAAACTCGTAGAGGTAAGGGTAATTTCATTCTTTGCAGCGCAGATGTCGCCTCTGCTCTCGCAATGGGTGGATTCCTAAATCTCTCACCAGCACTCAATGTTCAAATGAATGTTGATGATACTGGAAACGTATTTGCTGGTGTTCTCAATGGCAAATACAAAGTTTTCATCGATCCATTCGTTCCTGCTGGCGTAGATTTCTTCATGGTCGGTTATAAGGGTCAATCACCCTATGATGCTGGTATGTTCTACTGCCCATACGTTCCTCTACAAATGGTACGTGCAGTCGGTCAAGATACCTTCCAACCCAAGATTGGATTTAAGACTCGCTACGGCATGGTCGCAAATCCATTCGCCAAGGGTCGTAATACTTTCGATCAAAGCACAGATGGTCTTGAAAAAGATACTAACGTCTATTACAGACTCACCCGCGTAATTAATCTACACGGTATTGATTCTACAGCATAAAGCATATGATTAAATTATAATCACAAAAAGGGTGGCGAAAGCCACCCTTTTTGCTTACCTAAATACTAGTATGTTCAATCCTAAAAATATACCAGAAAATTTAAAATCAAAGCTTCCTGGTGATTTTTACTCATCAAATCCATCTATACCAGTAAATACAAATTTTTTATTACAGAATAGATTTGTCTTTAGATTAAATAGATGTCCTACAATGAGTTATTTTCTACAAAGAGTAAATTTACCATCTTTAAGTATTGGATTATCCACTCAATCAAATCCTTCTTCTATTGATATTCGTTTGGCTGGAAATAGATTTCAATTTGAAGATTTACAAGTAAGTTTTCCTGTTGATGAAAATATGTTGAACTATAAAGAATTATTTGATTGGATGAAAGGTCTTGCGCCATATACAGATGATGTCGAAGAATTAAAAGAAATTCATAAAACATCTGATGCATCTTTGACTATTCTCAATAGTCAATATAATCCAATCATAACATATAAATTTTATAATATATTTCCAAGTTTTCTTTCTGGGTTAGATTTTGACGTAACATTAAATGATACAGAGGTAGTAATTGCGTCAGCGGTATTTACATATACCCATTTTGATATTTTTGAAGATAAGACTTTATAATATGACACTAAATGACATCAAAAAGATGGTAGAGGATGATGTTCTCATTGATAATACTAGTTTAGATCATGAGGCATCAATAGTACCACAACAACATAACAAATATCTTTGTATATTATCTGATGAAAAATTAGTACTTGCTAAATTTGAATCAGATCTTAATATTTTAAAAAGAAATAAATGGTTATATTATTCTGGTAAATTAAGTGAAGAACAACTTAAAGAACTTGAATGGGAACCATTTGAACTTGCAATTATTCGTCAAGATTTAGATAGATTTATTGAAAGTGATAAGGATATTATTCAATTAGATCTAAAACTTACAATGCAAAAAGAAAAAGTAAATTATCTTGAAAGCATTGTTAAATTAATTTCAAATAAAATATGGTCTATTCGTGCATCAATTGAATGGATCAAATTCACTCAGGGTGTATAATGCTTAAGATTCATAAAGTCGATGAAGTTTATCTAAAAATCGACTGTGAACCTTCAATTGCAAAAGAACTTTCAGGATTCTTTACATTTAAGGTTCCAAATCATCAATTTACTCCAGCCTATAAAAAGAAAAGATGGGATGGAACTATTAAATTATTTAATTTAGCCGCACAGACAATTTATGTTGGCTTACTTGATTATATCATTAAATTTTGTGAAGAGCGTATGTATAAGTATGAAATTCATGGTATAGAACTTCAAAAAATATCAGAAGATGAAATACGAAGATGGATAATCTGTCAAAAGATTTATTCTGGGGGTAAGGAAATCGTCCCACACGCCCATCAGATAGATGCTGTTCTCCGCGCACTTACAAAAAACCGAAGCCTCCTGCTGTCTCCTACTGGCTCTGGTAAATCATTAATTATATACCTTATTTTACGCTATCTTTTAGAACACTATGAGAATACAAAATATCTGATAATTGTACCTACTACTGGCCTTGTAACACAAATGGCAGGAGATTTTTCAGACTATTGTAATCATGATAAGAACATTCTTAGACAAATTCACACAATATTTCAAGGTAAATCCAAAGAAATTAGTCGTAGAATAATAATATCAACCTGGCAAAGCATCTATAAAGAACCAGATGTATTCTTCAAGAATTTTTATGGTATATTTGGTGATGAGGTTCATCTTTATAAAGCAAAATCTTTATCAACAATGATGAAAAAATGCAAAAATTGTGTATTCAGAACAGGTACTACAGGAACTTTAGATAATACACAGGCACATAAATTAATGATTGAAGGTCTTTTTGGTAGGTGTTTTTCTGTGACCACCACAAAAGCCTTAATGGACGACAAGATTCTTTCCAATCTTAATATTCACTCTATATTATTTAATTATGATATCAAAGATTATCAAGATATAAAAAAGTGTAGCTATCAACATGAAATTGAATGGTTGGTAACAAATCAAAAAAGAAATGATTTTATTTGTAAATTGGCAAATAATATTCCAGGAAATGTTCTACTTTTATTTAATTATGTTGAAAAACACGGTATTCCATTGTTTAATCAATTAAAATTATCCAGTAAAAAAGATACCTTTATGATTTATGGAAAGACAGATATAGAACAACGTGAATTAATTCGAAACATCGTAGATAAACATACAAATAGTATTCTTGTTGCTTCATATGGAACCTGTAGTACTGGAATTAATATTAAAAATATAAATGCTATTATTTTTGCTTCTCCATCAAAATCTGTAGTGAGAATTTTACAATCTATCGGTAGAGGTCTAAGAAAATCAGAAAGAAAAGATAAAGCAGTTGTATTTGATCTCGGTGATAATCTTTCCTGGAAGTCTTATAGAAACCATACATTACGTCATATGGATGAGAGGTTGGAACTATATACTAAAGAGAAGTTTACTTTTGATGTCAAAAACATTCGCTTATAGGAGTAGCAATGAATTGTAAAATAATTAAACTGAGCAATGGTGAAGAATTAATTGCCGATGTTCAAGAAGACTCCGAAAAATATATAATAACCAATCCAATGGTATTTTTGACAACTACAATGTCAGATGACCAAGGACTTGGTATTGATGTTACATTTATGAAAGATTGGCTGAATAATAGTGATATCAAAACAATTGAATTAAATAAAGATAAAGTCGTGGCAATGATTGATGCAAGTAAAAAATGTATCAAGTATTATAATTATGAAGTTGAAAAAACTCAAAATGAAGAAAAAATGAAAAATAATCTTTCAGAAAAAGAATTAGAACAATTTATGAAAGATATTGATTCTGTTATGGAAAAGATATTCAATCCAGATGGAATAGCTGATGATATTCCATATGATGATGAACTCCCATATGATGAGATTGAAAGACAAGAAAAACGACGCAAGAAGCGTCGTAAACGTAAGAAGAATATTGAAAATAATATGATACCTAAAGAATTACAAGAAAGACCAATGATTTATTTAAATATGGTAATTCCACCAGAAGCTATAATGAATCTTATGACGGCTGGTATACTTGATCCAGAAATACTTCAGACTATGATTGATGAAGTAAAGAAAAAAGCCAAGTTTTCCGGTGATGAGAAGAATCGTAAGGATTTTGGTAATAAATTTAGTGACTGGAATCCAGATCCAAAGTCAGATGATTACCTATAAGTTCTCTAAGAAACCTAGTCTTACTTATACCAGACAAAGTAATTATAATTATCTTTTGAAAACGTGTCAAGAGCAATCTTGACATTTTTTTAAATTAATATTGAAAGATGATAAGATATGATGTATAATGATGATATGGAAGAAACAAAAAAAGATAAAAAATTAAAACATTATGTAAATAATGAAGAATTTCTAAAAGAAATGAATTCTTGGAAAAAAGTGGTAAATAAGGCTTTAAAAAAGAAACAGTCTATTCCCCCAGTTACTAATTATATTGGTGATTGTTTTATGAAAATTGCAGAACATTTATCACAAAGACCTAATTTTATTAATTATCCTTTTAGAGAGGATATGATTAGTGATGGAGTAGAAAATTGTTTGCAATATGCTCATAATTTTGATGATACCAAGTCTAAAAATCCATTTTCGTATTTTACACAAATAATATATTTTGCATTCTTAAGACGAATAGAAAAAGAAAAAAAGCAAGCTTATATTAAATTTAAATGTCTTGAGATGCATAATATAGATGCTAAATTCTCACAATGGTTAAAAGAAAATAACGAATCAGCTACATTTGCTGAATTCTTACAAAAGAATTTTTATCTAACTGAGAATGATATAGAAAAAATGGAAAAAGAGACAGCACCAAAGAAAAAAAGAAAACGTAAAAAGTCGTGAAAATTGCAATAATCTCAGATACACATTTTGGTCATAAGAATGATTCGTTGTTCTTTTTAGAAGAATCTTTGAAATTCTTTGAAGAACAATTTTTTCCATATCTTCTAAAGAATAATATTGACCACGTTATTCATATGGGGGATCTGATGGATAGGCGTAAATATGTAAATTTTAATACTTTACATTTGGTAAGAGATAAATTTATAAAATTTTTCTCTGATAATAATATAAATTTGCATATTACATTAGGAAATCATGATACATTTTATAAAAATACAAATTTTATAAATTCAATCAATGAGTTATTTGGAGATTCAAAGAATATTATTCTTTATGACAAACCTATAGAAATAAATTTTGATACATTAAAAATTGGCATTGTGCCATGGATAACAAATGATAATGAAAATGATTGCCTGGATTTCATTCAAACTACATCTGCTTCTATTCTTATTGGGCATTTCGAAATCAACGGATTCGAAGTAGTAACTAATATTAGACATTCATCTGGAGCTGATTCAGAAATGTTCAGTAAGTTTGATAAAGTTTTGTCTGGTCATTTTCATCTTAGACAGTCTAAATCAAACATACACTATTTGGGTACTCAATATGAATTAAATTTTGGTGATGTAAATTCTAAAAAAGGTTTTACTATTTTAGATACAGATACCAGAGAAATGGAATTTATTGAAAATACAAGAAAAATATTTAACATTATAAAATATGATGATGTAAATGGTTTTGATAAACCAGATGCAAGTAAAATCAGAAATACTCATGTTAAAGTAATTGTCTTAAACAAGAAAAAACCAAAGATTTTTGATATGTTTATGAATGCATTAGCAACATGTGAACTTCAAGAATTAACAGTAATAGAAGACTTTGAGAATAATATTAATGAAGATTCAGAAGTTGATATAACCCAAGATACCATAAGTATAATTGCTTCTGAAGTAGACATGAATGAGAATATTATACATAAAGATCGAATAAAAATGCTTATTAAAGAATTGTATATGGAGAGTATGTCATTATGACAGAAAAATCAGCCGACGAATTTCTTTTCCAAAAGGAAGAAGAAAAAAAGATTATATTTCGTTCAATGATTGTTCCTGAAAAGGTATTAGATAATGATCATCTTCAAAAAGATAAAATTTAAGAATTTTGGATCTTTTGGTAATAAATTTACCGAAATAGATCTTCTAAAATCACCAACTACATTGGTGTGCGGAAAAAATGGAAGTGGTAAATCTTTTGCATTATTAGATTCTATTACATTTGCTCTATTTGGAAAACCATTTAGAAAAATTAATATACCACAACTACAAAATTCAATTAATACAAAAGATTGTTTAGTTGAATTATATTTTTCTATTAGTAATGATGAATATATTATTCGTCGTGGTCTGGGGCCAAAATTATTTGAAATCATTAAAAATGATACATTATTAAATCAGGATGCAAAAACTTCTGATTATCAAGATTTACTTGAGCAACAAATCCTAAAGATGAACTATAAGACTTTTACACAGGTCGTTATACTTGGTAGTTCATCATTTATTCCTTTTATGCAATTAACTGCGGCAGATCGTAGAGCCGTTATAGAAAATATTTTGGACATCAATGTATTCACAAATATGAATACGCTCTTAAAAGGAAAAATTCTTCAGAGTAAAGAAAATCTAAGAGATTTAACAAATAAGATCGATAACCAAAAACAAAAAATAGATTATCAAAAAATTATTATTAATAAAACGATTGGTCTTACTTCAGATGAAATTGAAGAGATCAATCAGACGATTTCATCAAATGAAATAAGTATCAAGAATCTAAATAATAGTATATCAAATTACATTAATACTAAAATTGAAATAAATGATGATGACTTAAGTGATTTGGAAAAAGATCTTGTTAAGTTTCAAAAATTTACTACTCAGATTTCCCTAAAGATGGCAAATGCTATAGAAGAAAGACAATTTTATGAAAAAGAAGAAAATTGTTCGAAATGTAAAGGTAAGATCACAGAGGAAACTAAAAAAACCAATCTCCAAGAAATCGAAAAAAATATTGGGCAGTTCGAAGAAGCGAACAAGACGTTTGAAGAACAAATTGAAAAAGTAACTGAAAATATTTCTTCAATTAAAAACAAAATAAAATTGAATAATGATATTGAAAGTAAGATAAACGATTTAAAGAATCAAATTGTCATAATCAATATGTCAATTGATCACACTAAATCCAAATTAAAGAAAACTGAGATTAATCAAACCGATATTATAAAAGAAAAAGACAAATTATCTGAATACAATATACAATTAAAATTATTGGAAGAAGAAAAGGAATCTAAAAAAGAAGAATATATTCAACTTGAACAAATTTCTGATATTTTAAAGGATAGCGGTGTAAAATCCAAAATTATTAAACACTATCTTCCTTCTATGAATAAAAATATAAACAAATATCTTAAAGCAATGGATTTCTTTGTTCAATTCTATTTGGATGAAAATTTTCAAGAAGTAATTAAAAGTAGAAATAGGGATGAGTTTTCTTATATGAATTTTAGTGAAGGCGAAAAGATGCGTATTGATCTTTCATTACTTTTGGCTTGGAGAGAAATCGCTAAACTTAAAAATAGTGTAAATTGTAATTTATTGATATTGGATGAAGTCTTTGATTCATCACTAGATTCAGTCGGTACGGATGAGGTAATGAAATTACTAAATACATTAGGTGTAAACTCAAACGTATTTGTAATCAGTCATAAGGCAGATCTAATAGTAGATAAATTCAATCATGTCATACACTTTGAAAAAAAGAACAATTTCAGTAAGATGATCTGATATGTTTTTTGAAGAAACACCACAAGAATTAAATTTTAGAGGAAAATACAGGAAGTATGATCCTGATGGTTATTATAATGTCTATAATACTGGCGATGTCGTAGAGTATCTTGGAAAAAGATACGTCGCAGTAAAAACTGTAAAAAATACAATTCCTCTAAATAATCCAATATCTTGGAAGGAATTGGAAGTAGCATCAAGATTTTTTAGATCGGAAGTCGAACCATCTGAAGCAAATGAAGGAGATAGATGGCTTGATCTGGTTTCTGGTATCGTATATACTAGAATACGAGATATAAACGGACTTCATTGGGTAGAGTTTTAGGAGTAAACATGTCAAAAAATAGAGATCGTAATGGTAAAGGCGAACATAAAAACACATTAAAAAACTATGATCGTCGTGTAAAAGATAAAGAACGTGCGTCTGAAAGAAATGATTATAAGAATAAATTGAAAAATTACGTCGATGGTGATTTTTCACATCTTAACGAAGATGATCTTGACGACTTTGAATAAATGTATTATAATGGAAACATATGACATCTACAGCAATTACAATCAGTAAAACTACACTTTCTATTCTCAAGAACTTTGCAAATATGAATTCAAATATTCTTGTAAAGCCTGGGAATGTTATTAAGACCATTACACCATCTAAGAGCGGAATGGGAGAAGCCGTTATTGAAGAGACATTTGATGTCGAATTCGGTATTTGGGATCTCAATAAGTTTCTTGGTGTTGTAAGTCTATTCAGTAATCCACAATTCCAATTTGGTGAGAAGAGCGTGAAGATCATTGGATCTAACAATTCAGTAGTAAATTATTTTTACTCAGAGCCACGCCTTCTTACATATCCAACAAAGTCTGTAAATATGCCTCCTGTTACGGTGAAGACACGTATTGATGAAGGAATGTTTAATGAACTTCAACGTATTTCTTCTGTTTTGCAACTACCGGATCTTTCATTCCAAAGTGATGGAACAATCATTTATGCAATTATTTGTGATCTCAAGGATCCAACAAGCAATAGTTATAAAGTTGAGCTTGAAGGTAATGCGGACGGTGCTGAGTTTGAACTCAACTTTAAGATGGAGAATATTCGTCTACTTGCTGGAGATTATGAAATTTCCTTTGCCAAGAATGTTGCGGTTCAATTCGATAATGAATCGTTAAATCTTACTTACTGGTTTGCAATGGAACCAAATTCTCGTTATACTGCCTAACATGAATACTAATGAATTTTTATGGGTCGAAAAATATCGACCCAAAACCATTGATCAGTGTATCCTTCCATTGTCCTTGAAGAAGACCTTCAAGGACATGGTTGCTAAAGGAGAACCACAAAATCTTCTGTTCTCAGGAACAGCAGGAACTGGAAAAACTACTGTAGCGAAAGCATTATGTAATGAACTTAATGCAGATTGGATTTTGATTAATTGCTCAGAAGACGGTAATATTGATACTTTACGTACAAAGATTCGTCAATTTGCAAGCACTGTTTCATTTACTGAAAATACCAAGAAAGTTGTAATTCTGGATGAGTTTGATTACTCAAACGCACAGAGTATCCAGCCAGCCCTTCGTGGAGCAATTGAAGAATTTTCAAGTAATTGTAGATTTATTCTGACTTGTAATTATAAGTCTAGAATTATTGAACCAATTCATTCTCGTTGTACTTGTATTGATTTTACCATATCAAATGATGAACGGCCTACTATTTGTGCTGGTATTCTTGATCGATGTGAATATATTCTAAAAAATGAAAATGTTATTTTTGATAAGAAGGCATTGGCCAAACTTATCATGAAGCATTATCCAGATTTTAGGAGAATTCTCAATGAATTACAGAGGTATTCGGTATCTGGTAAAATTGACGAAGGAATTCTGGTAAATATTGCTGATAATGAGATCAAGAATCTTATTACTGCAATGAAAAGCAAAGATTTTGGGACTGTTCGCAAATGGGTAGCCACTAATGTACATTTATCAGAAAATGATATTTTTAGGAAGATATATGATAATTTAAACGCATATCTAGCCCCTATGAGCATCCCTGGAGCAATCATCGTACTTGGGGAATACCAATACAAGGCTGCGTTTGTAAGCGATCAGGAAATTAATATGGTGGCCTGTCTTGTTGAACTTATGATGACTTGTGAGTTTATTTAATGGAAGTCTTTGATTTTCTTAATAGTATTAATGATAATAAACGAAACCTAATGAATATAGATCCGGGATGCGAACGGATCTATATTCCTTTTATCATCAATAAATCATTATCTTATTTTTCAGATACTCTATTTCATGCAAATATGATGAATTTTTATGGCCATATTGGCAAAAAACTTCAGTATGATTATTATCTATTAAGTATTGTAAAAAAGAAAAGATTTGGAAAATGGCATAAAGAAAAAACCACAGATTCTGATGATATTTCAATAATTAAGCAATATTATGGATATTCGGATAAAAAAGCGGTAGAATCCAGCAAAATCCTAACAAAAGATCAAATTCAGACTCTTAAACAACTATTAAATACTGGTGGAAATATTAAATAATATAAATATTTTATATTTTGGAGTATTTAATGAAAGAACATAATGATGATATTTTTGATGGATTGGGTGTTGAAGTGACACTAAAATCAAAAGAAGATTTTTTAAAAATTAAGGAAACTCTTACCCGCGTTGGAGTTTCATCAAAGAAAGAAAATAAACTTTTTCAATCTTGCCATATTTTACATAAAAGAGGCAGATATGCAATTATGCATTTCAAGGAAATGTTTATACTTGATGATTTAGAGAGTGATATATCAGAGGATGATATTGGTAGAAGAAATACCATTGTTAAATTGTTGGTAGAATGGGGTTTATGTGATGCAATAGATCCAGAAGAATACACAACGCCCCAATTAACATTGGCTAGAATAAAAATAGTGTCGCATAAAGACAAAAGTAACTGGCAACTCATTCCTAAATACCATATAGGAAAGTGAGTTGTTTTTGATATGGATATAATGCAAGCGATTGGAGCACCGTTTGATACGGATCAGTCTTCGTGTTCTGATAAAAAACCTAAACTATTTTCGTGGACTAAAGAAGATAGCAGTATAAAAGTTTTTATAGATGCAGCTATTTCGCATGGAATAAATTACGTAAAAAAGCCTGGTGAAAAAAAGATAGCATGGATTTGTGAATCAAGGGCAATATTTTATGAATTTTACTTTCCTAAAGATATCTTTGAACAACATCTTGAGCATATTTGTAATAATTATGATGCTGTTTATTTTTCTGATAGGTCGTTTTGTACTAAAAATAAAAAAATTCATTTCTCATTTGCTGGCAGTAACTTACCTTGGATAGAAGATAGGCAAATCTTTGAAAAGAATAAATTAGTCTCACTTATAGCATCTCCTAAAAAATCTACTATTGGACATCAGATTCGCCATACTTTAGCTGAAAATTGGAAAGACAAAGTAGATTTATATGGAGGTGTATTAGGTTCACCTAGATTTGGATACGAAAAACGTCCATGGGGTGATAAAAGTAAGGCATTAAATCCATATATGTTCTCAATTGTCATCGAAAATGATAAATATCCAACTTATTTTACAGAAAAATTAACTGATTGTTTTGCTACAGGAGTAATACCGATTTATTGGGGTACTCCTGACATTGGTAATTATTTTAATTCAGATGGAATAATTACGTTGAATTCTTCATTTGATCCATCACAATTGACTGAAGAATTATATTATAGTAAAATAGATGCAATCAAACATAACTTTGATCGTGTGAATAAATTAGAGAATGCTGATGATGTTCTCTACCACATGATAAAACAATTATAAATACTAGACCATGAAGACACCTGTGATTTCTTTTTATGCTGATGTGGATGGTCGTTCCTATTACAGCGATCATGCTTCAAGATTGAAGAAAAATCTTGATGATCTTGGCGTTCCTAATATTATACGCCATAAACCATCTAAAGGCTCATATCGTTCAAACTGCTTATCAAAGCCAAGATTCATTCTTGAAATGATGAATGAAATACGTACACCATTAGTTTGGTTGGATGTTGATTCATTGGTTCATAAGAAACTTGATGTATTTGATGAGTTTTCGGATAAGGTTGATTTGGCTATGGCCTTTCCTAAAGTACCAACACAAGAAGATCAGAGTATTGGTATGCCAAAGGCATCACCAATTTATCTGAATCAGACTCCGAAAGCATATGAATTTATCTATGCATGGATTGAAGCAAGTGAAACTTTAGAAAAACAAGCAAATGTAGCATTCGATCATGAAGTATTGTTAAAGATCTTTATGAAGATGATACAAGAAAATACAGGCGTTCGTATGGCATTCTTAGGAAATGCTTACTGTGTTTGGCCTGGTATTACTGTACATGGGGGAGAGCCTATGATTACTATGGGACTTGCTGATGGAGACTCAAAAGAGCAAGTGCTGAGAAACATGGGATTCGATGAACATAATATTAAATTCCAAAGTCCTGGAAATAAATTTTTGGTGAATCAGTGAAACCTATTATTTTAAATGCAGACTATATGTTTCCTGACAATGAAATTCCAGAAGTTGATCAGGAAACAGAAATACACTTTACAAGATTTGGTAAAAATCAATATCCTAGTGGTATTCCTAATTTTGTAAATAAAGATTCATATAAGATTTTTTGTCATGTAAATGAACCAACCACATCAAGATGGGTAGAGCCAGTAGATCATATAATTCTACACCATAAAGCATATGATAAAATCATAACATCAAATGAAAAAATATTAAATGAATGTTCTAATGCTAGATTTATGCTTTATGGAACTACATGGCTTAACAAATCAAATCATCACCCAGACTCATTTGGAAAATATACAGAAAGTCTTAGACAATTAGATAAAGATCTTAGTCTGTCTATGGTATGCGGATCATTATCAGGAAAACCTGGATATAATCTACGACATATTATATTCCAGAATCAAAATAGAATTAACGTTGCTAAGAAGTTCTATAGTTCTACCAGATTTATTATTCCAGGGTTTCCAACATTACCAAATGATGACAAAATAAATTTATTTAAGAGTATGTACTCAATTTCTATTGAAAGTACACAAGAAAAAAATTATATAACTGAAAAACTTATTGATTGTTTAATAACTAAGACAATACCAGTTTATTGGGGTTGTCCGAATGTATCTGATTTTTTTGATACTAGTTACTGGCTTACAGTAGAAGATTTAATAAATTTTAATTTTACTGAAGAATATTATAACAATAATATTGAAAAGATTAATAAAAACTTTGAGGAAGCAAAAAAATATTGTAAAAATATTTTTGAAAGAATATTGGAGATTAAATGATTGTACAAATTACTATTACACGAAATGAATTATTTCTTATCAAAGAAATGATGCCTCAGTGGCAAAAATATGCCGATGCTTTTGTTTTTATGTTAGATCGATGTGATGATGGGACGTTAGAATATTTAACTGAAAATAAAGATAAGTTTAATATTTTATCTATTTTAGATAGTGGTGTTAATGAGAGTAATCTAACAACACAAATTGAATCAAATATAAGACAAAAATTATTTGATGAAGCAAAAAAATATAGCAATAAAATAATATGTTTAGATACTGATGAATATTTAGATGGTACATTAAGTAAAAATGAACTTAATAATATTTTAGATAATAATAAAGATATTATGATTCATTTACAGTGGATTCAATATACATCAAAAAATAAAATCAGAGTTGATGGACCGTGGAAATATAATTTAAAAGATAGATTGGGTTCTTATAATAAACCAGTATTTTTTAAAAATATACAAAAACACTCAGAACATCTTCCAGTACCAGAAAAACAAGCAGTTATACCTGTTCCCTATTTATTCATAGCTCACCTTCAGTGGTTAGATAAAAAAACAGTAGCAATAAAACAATATTTTTGGAAAATACAAGACTATGTTTTAAACAAAAATTTTAGTATAGATGTACTACCTTCTACTGCATATGATGCTTCCGTGAATAATTTTGATTGGCAATATGAAAATTTTGAATTTCCACTAAAAATAGATGAAAAAATATATGAAAATCAAAATTTAAAAAATAATTATAAAATTAATTATATAAAAGATAATGTAAAAAAATACAATATACCAAATTTGAATGATTGGGGAATGAATATACATGAATAAACGAATTTTAATTGTTACTGGATATGGAAAACAATCTTTAGATGCATACTATTCATCCGGAGATTTGACAATAAAAGAAATTTCAGATATGACACTTCCATCAAAACAAAGATACGTTAATAAACATGGTTATGATTTATTAACTATACAAGATTTTGGTGAGGATAAAGAAAAAAATTTCAAAGAATCAAATATGGGTTTTTTGAGAGTATCCAGATCAGCTGATATGTTGAAATATTATGATATTGTTTTATGGGTTGATGCTGATTCAATAATAACTAATAATGATATAAAAATAGAAAATTTTCCTTTAGAAGAAAATATTACATTTTACGCATCATATGATTGGAATGGTAGATACAGCATCAGTGGTGGAAATTTTTTGTTTATTAAAAATCATAATACGAATAATTTTTTAAATGCACTTTATAGTTTAAATGGTAAATTGGAAAATGAACAAGTAGCCATGAATTATTTATATTTTAATACTCCATTAAAAAGTATGATGAAAATACTTGACCATGATTATTTAAATGCAGCACCATCAAAAGAGATGTATGCAGAACAATGGGCAACTAGAGCAGATATACCATATCACTGGAATACAAATTCTTTTATATGTCATTTAACTGGAGCATCAAATATTCATCGAAAACGAATTTTAAATACTTATTTTAAAAATTATTTATAAAAAAAAGGAAAATATATGGGATATCTAACAAAATTAAACATACCAATTTGCTGTGGATTTGCATCTCAAATGGCACAATATGCAGGACTATACTCAATAGCAAAATCGTGTGGTCTTGAATTAGTATTTGTGAAAGAATATTTATATGGAACTTTATATAATGGTGCTTACAATTATTGTTTAGATATTCCATTTGTAAATAAACCAAAGTTAATATCTGCTGAAGAATTAAAAGATAAACAATTTGTTTATGTAGAGCCAAAAAATAATAATAAATTAAGTCCTATAGATTTAAATTTATTTAAATTAGATAATAAAAAAAACTACATTATTGATGGAGATGTTGGACTTTATAAGTATTATCATCAAAATATAGATGATTTAAAAAAATTATTTACATTTAAACAAGAATATATAGAACACTCTTTAAATTTTTTAAATAAAAATGTTTATAATGACGAAATAACTGTATCTATTTCATTTAGAAGAGGAGATTATTTGCAGTTAGCATCTTTAAATCTTTCATTGGAATATTTTTATAAAGCAGTTGAAAAAATAAAAGAATTAATACCAGATAAAAAAATAAAATATTTAATTTTTTCTGGGGCTGCATTTGGGGATAGTGGTATGTCTTGGGTTAAAGAAAATTTCAAAATAGATAACGCAGTTTATGTTGAAGGATTAGATAAATTTCAACAATTATCTTTAATGAGTATTTGTAATCATAATATAATATCTAATAGTAGTTTTCCATGGATGGCAGCTTATTTGAACACAAATAAGGATAGAAAAGTTATTTGTCCATATAATTATGTAAATGATAAACGCCCAGATATTGAATATTTAAATGGTAATTATTTTCCAAGTGATTGGATAGCTATAAAACAAAATTAATAGAGTTTATAAAATGAAAAAAGTTGTATATATTACAGGATGCTTAGGTTTTATTGGGTCTTATATTACGCGAGCATGTTTACAAAAAGGGTGGTATGTAAAAGGCGTAGATAAAATAACATATGCTGCCAATAAAGAACTTTTAAATGAGTTTAATAATTATAATAATTTTTCATTTGTACATTGCGATATAAATGATTTAAAATTTTTATATGATTGTGATTATATTATTAATACCGCCGCAGAAACACATGTTGGAAATTCAATTGCGGATAGTGACGATTTTATAAAATCAAATATAGATGGCGTTCACAATTTACTAAAATTGATTAAGAATTATAGACAAGAAAGCTCAAAAACACCAGTGCTTCTACATTTTAGCACGGATGAAGTTTATGGAGATATTGTTGAAGGTTCCCACACCGAAACTGATTTACTTAAACCATCAAATCCATACTCTGCAACAAAAGCAGCAGCAGATATGTTGATACTTGCTTGGTCAAGAACATACAACATACCATATGTTATATTAAGACCTACAAATAATTATGGTGTAGGTCAATATATTGAAAAATTAATACCAAAAGCATGTAAATATATTAATCTAGGTAAAAAAATTCCACTCCATAATAATGGAACGCCTATAAGAAATTGGCTACATTCAGAAGACACAGCTGATGCTGTGATTACTATTATAGATTCTGGTGTAAAAAATGAAATTTATAATATATGTGGTGGATTTGAACAAAGTAATTTGGAAACAATTAAAAATATTTTATATCATTATAATATTTCAAATAATAATATTGAAGATTTTGTAGATTTTTCTTGCAATAGAGTAGGACAAGATGTAAGATATTCACTTGACGATACTAAGTTAAAAAAATTAGGTTGGTTTCCTAAAAAGAATTTTTCTATTGAAATTAAAAATATAGTACGATATTATCAAAATAAATTTATATGGTAAAGGAAATATAATATGAACAGCAGAGAATTTAAATGTGTAAAATTACTTACAGATATGATAGAAAATCATGGTTTGATAGGCATAAAAACATCCTTCGAAGATGAAGGTGCGTTATTCAATGAAACTGTACGTCTTAAAGAATTATGTAATCAATCTAATACAAAATTAACATTAAAAATTGGTGGACCCGAAGCTATAAGGGATATTAAAGATTCTCTAATTATTGGTGTTAAAGGCATTGTTGCACCAATGGTAGAATCTGAATTTGGATTAAAGAAATTTATTCAAGCATCCACATCATACATTCCAGAAGATGTTATTTCTGGTATTAATTTGAATATTAATGTAGAAACAATAACTGCCGTAAATAATATAGATAAAATGCTAAATACGCAGGAAATTAATAAATTATACGGAATTACTATCGGCAGAGTTGATTTAGTATCCTCTATGGGAAAAGATAGATCATATGTAAATAGTGATGAAGTATATAATATGACAAAAACAGTATTTTGTAAGATTAAAGAAAAAGGTCTTAAGTTGTGTTTAGGTGGAGCAATATCTATTGATTCTTTAGAATTTTTGAAAAAATTACATTCTGATGGCTTACTTGATAAGTTTGAGACAAGATATGCAATATACGATTCATCCATTGCTCTTAAAAATTTATCAAAAGCCTTAGCAAAAGGTCAATTGTTTGAATATGAATGGCTACAAACAAAACATGAATTTTATACAAAATTAGCAAATCAAGATATTAAAAGAATTAAAATGATTCAAGATAGAATCAATCAATCAATGGCTATATGATGACTTATAAAAATACAATTAAGGAAGACGAATCTAAAATAATAGCAGTAGATTTTGATGGAGTTGTTCATAGTTTTGAATATGGATATCATGATGGAACAATATATGGTAGTCCTATTGAGGGATCCATCGAATCGCTAAGATTATTATCCCAGAAATATAAGATAGTCATATTTACGGCAAAGGCAAAAGCAGATAGACCATTAGTTAATGGAAAAACTGGAACTCAATTAGTATGGGAATGGCTTGAAAAATATAATATTAAACAATATATTTCTGAAGTTACTGCTGAAAAACCAAGATGTATATGTTATATTGACGATAAGGCTATTCGATTTCATAATTGGAATCAAGCATTAATTGATATAAAGAATTTTACAAATGAAATTATCTGATATAGTAATACAATTTTTAGAAAATAAAAAAATAAAACATGTATTTACTGTATCTGGTGGTGGTTGTATACATCTTATTGATTCTTTAGGTAAATCTGATAAATTAAAATATATTTGCACACACCATGAACAAGCAGCAGCAATGGCTGTTGAGGGTTATTTTAGATTAAGTAATAACCTAAGTGCTGCAATAGTTACCACCGGACCTGGTGGAACCAATACATTGACTGGTGTATTAGGATGTTGGCTAGATAGTATTCCTGCTATTTTTATTTCAGGTCAAGTTTCTTCGAATCAACTTAGAGATGAAACGGGTTGTCGCCAGATTGGTGATCAAGAATTCAATATTATTGATTCAGTAAAACCTATGACCAAATATGCTGTAATGTTAAAAAATCCAAAAGATATTCTATATGAATTGGAAAAAGCATATAGAATAGCAATTACTGGTAGACCAGGACCAGTTTGGATTGATATACCTTTAGATTTTCAAGGTGCTGAAATTGATATTGATGATTTGAAAAAATATCAAAATTTAATTAAAATCGATACAATAGATGAAACTATATTAAATAATTTTAAATTATTATTGGAAAATTCTAAAAAACCATTAATTGTTGCTGGTAACGGAATTCGTATATCTAATAGTATAAAAATATTGGATAATTTTATAAAAAAATATAAAATTCCTGTAGTTACTGGTGTTCATAGTGGAATTGATTCAGTTGATAATGAATATGAATTATATTCTGGTAGAATAGGTATTTTAGGACAATTGACATCAAATAAAATTGTACAGGAAGCTGATCTACTAATTATTTTAGGCAGTAGATTAAATGTTAAAATGACTGGATACAATTTTAAAGGTTTTTCTCCAAATTCTAAAAAAATACAAGTAGATATAGATTCGTCCGAAATTTATAAACATAAATTTCCAATAGATCTGGCTATAAATTCTGATGTAAATACCTTTATTGAAACAGTTTGTAAAGAAGATTATAAGATCAATATTGATGAATGGAGATGTTTTGTAAAAGAAACTAGAAAACAACAAATATACTATTATCCAAAACACGAAAAAATGAAAGGATATGTTAGTGTTTATTATTTTATTAATAAATTAAAAAATTACGCCAATTTACATCCAATTATAACAAGTGATGGCACAGCACATGTTGTTACACTACAAACGTATAATCTAAAAAAAGATCAAATATGTTTTACTAATGTTGGTTGTGCTAGTATGGGATATGGTTTACCAGCTGCAATTGGTGCTTGTTTTGCGAATAATAAAAATCCTGTTATTTGTATGGAAGGTGACGGAAGTTTACAAATGAATATACAAGAATTACAAACAATAATTCATCACAATCTTCCTATTAAAATATTTGTTATAAATAATGAAGGATATTTGTCTATTAAAATAACTCAAGAAACTTTTTTTAATGGAAAAGAGATTGCTTCCGGTCCAGATAGCGGAATTAGCTTTCCAAATTTATCAAAAATAAGTGATGCGTATGGTATTAAATATTTTTCAATTATAGATAATAATCAAATAGATGACGTATTGAATGATGTATTTAATTATAATGGACCATTGATTTGTGAATTATTTTCATATCCATACGAAAAACATGAACCAAAAGTAGTTCACAAGGGTATAGATAAAAATGGAAAAATTATTCCTGGTGAATTGACTGATATGTATATTTCTGACGTTTTTAATTTATAAAGGATATTAATGAAATTTTTTAAAAAACAATCTAGTGTAAATAATTTTTATAATGCTGATAAAAATTTAAATGAAATTGCTAATCATTACGAAACAGATAAGGGAACAGCCGATAAAAAAACATTAACATGGGGTAATAATTATCCATCTCACTTTTGTATGCATTACACAAAAGTCTATGATAAATATATGTCATCATATAGAGACAGGCAATTTAATATGTTGGAAATTGGTGTTTGTGATAAACGATTTCCATATGCATCAGCTAAAATGTGGATGACTTATTTCAAAAATATAAATTTATATTGTGTTGATAATTTTTGGGGAAATAATTTATCAGATAAATTAGATGAAATAAAAGAGTTAAATAATAAATCTATAAATTTTATCTATGCAGATCAGGGTAATTTTAATGATTGGTCTGATATTAAAAAATTAAATGTGAAATATAAATTTATAATAGAAGATGGTAGTCATTGGCCGAATCATATGATGATTAGCTTATGGCAATCAATAGATCTATTGGAAAAAGACGGTTTATATTTTATGGAAGATATACAAAATTCTCTAAAATCAAGAGGTTGGTATAAATATGATAATTCGTTATTAGGTGAAGAATTACTATTAGCAGAAAAAACAAATATTATATATTCAAGTTTCTTGAATGATCAGCAAAATAAAGATATAAACGATAATTTTGAATTACTAGAAATAGTACTTGATCCAAATGAAATTAACTATATTGCAGTCTTCAGGAAAAAACAATGAATGTCTTGATAACTGGTGGTAATGGATATATCGCACAAAGTATAAAAAATAATTTAATTATTAAACATAATATTTCAAATGTTACAAGAAATGAATTCGATCTAAGCGATTCTTCATCAACTAAAGAATTTTTTGAAAATAAATTTTTTGATATTGTTATACATACCGCCGTGATTGGTGGTAGTAGATTAAAAAAAGACAATAAAGATACCGTTTATCAAAATCTTAAAATGATTTATAATTTATATGATAACAAAAATTCATTTAAAAAATTAATATCATTTGGTTCTGGTGCAGAAATATTTCAAAATAATACACCATATGGTATAAGTAAAAATGCTATTAATGAAATGATTAATAATGTTCATAATTGGTATAATTTAAGAATATTTGGTGTATTTGACCATAATGAATTATCAACAAGATTTATTAAATCAAATATAATTCGTTATATTAAAAAAGAACCAATTATTATTCATTCAAATAAAATAATGGATTTTTATTATATGAATGATTTAGTAACTTTAGTAGATCATTATATTCAAAATGATGGTCCTAAGAATATAAATTGTTCATATGAACAAAAATATACATTAAAATCAATAGCAGAAAAAATAAATTCTTTATCAGAATATAAAGTTCCAATTATTATAGAAAATAATAATGATTTGCAATTTTATTGTGGTAATTCACATGATATCAATATAGAAGAAATAGGACTTGATTTAGGGATTATAAATACTTATAATCAACTAAAAGATTTAAATTATGATAAAATTAACAAATAATGATTTAGTAAAAACTAAAATTCTTGAATTAATTCAATTAAAAAGAACAGAAAAAAAGACTTGGACATCTGGTAAAGATTATGTTCAATATTCTGGTGACTTTTTTGATGATGATGAATTTTTTGCTGCCATTGAATCCGTTTTAAATGGATGGTGGGTGCTCGGAGAAAATGGTCTTAGATTTGAAAGACAATTTAAATCATATTTGGGTAAGGAATATGGTGCTTTAACCAATAGTGGATCAAGTGCTAATCTTCTTATGATTAGTGCATTAAAGTCAAAACGACTTTATAATCTTCCGATTGGAACAAAAATAATAACACCAGCAGCAGGATTTCCAACAACAATTAATCCTATTTTACAAAATGGATTTATTCCAGTATTTGTTGATATTGAACTTGATACTCTTAATCTTAATCTTGATCAAGTAGAAGAGGCAGCAAAACAAGGTGCTAAAGTTCTTGTGTTTGCACATGTTTTGGGTAATCCACCAAATATGGATCGTTTAATGGAGATCGTAAATAAATATAATCTTATTTTATTAGAAGATTGTTGCGATGCTCTTGGAAGTAAATATGATGGAAAATATCTTGGTTCTTTTGGACAATTTTCGTCATGCTCATTTTATCCAGCACATCATATAACTATGGGTGAGGGTGGTTTTGTTGCTTGTAAAACTGATGAACAAGAAACAGTTATTAAAAGTTTACGAGAATGGGGCAGAGGATGCTATTGCTCAGGTAAAGGTGCATCTTGTTTAAAGGATGGAATGTGTAGAAAACGATTTAGTAATTGGCTTCCAGCATTTCCTGATGAAATTTTCGATCACAAGTATGTTTATGAAGAGATTGGATATAATCTAAAACCTATTGAAATGCAAGCAGCAATTGGATTAGTTCAACTAAAAAAGCTTGATACGATTATTGAAATTCGTAAAAAGAACTTTAATCGCCTTTATTCAATATTTTCTAAATACGATAAAATCTTTATTTTACCAAAGGCAACAGTAAAGTCAGATCCTTCCTGGTTTGCATTCCCCCTTACTATAAGAGATGATATTAGCATTAAGAGAAATCAATTCACAATGTATCTTGAAGATAATAAGATACAAACAAGAAATTATTTTGGTGGAAATGTTCTACTACAACCAGCATATGATGGAGTTTATTCTGGCGATGCAAAGAAAGATTTCCCAGTATCTACTAAAGTAACTACTGACACATTTTTCTTGGGAACCAGTCCAGTTATTACTGATGAACAATTAGATTATATTGAATCTGTTGTTGATGCTTATTTTATTAAAGCAGATAATTTTAGAGTATAAATAGTATAAAGGATTTATATAATGCATAGACTTTCGTTGGCAATGATTGTAAAAAATGAATCACATGTGATTCTTGAGTGTCTTAATTCAGTTTACAAAATGATTGATTATTGGGTAGTGGTGGATACTGGATCTACAGATGGAACTCAAGATATCATCAAGAACTTCTTTGCCGAAAAAGGTATTCCAGGAGAACTTCACCAACAAGAATGGAAAGGATTTGGTAAATCAAGAACAGAAGCATTAGATCTTTGTAAAGGTAAGGCAGAATATGCCTACATGATTGATGCTGATGATTATGTTCAGGGGGAATTTAAATTACCACCAGGAAATCAAATTGATTCCTTTGCACTTCGTCTTGGACGAGAGGAATTCTCTTGGTGGAGAAATCAAATATTCAAAGTAGACTCAGATTGGGAATATGTTGGCATATTGCATGAATATGCTCATTGTCGTGGAAAAGAACAACCATTGATAATGAAACTTGAAGGAAATTATCGTGTCGTGGCCCGTACAGTTGGTGCAAGAAATGTTGGAATTACGGCCATTGAGAAATATTCAAAAGATGCAGAGACACTTGAAAAAGCTTTAATAGACGAACCAGATAATATCAGGTATATATTTTATCTGGGACAATCATACTTTGATTCACAGCAATGGGAAAAGGCAGTTGAAGCCTATATGAGAAGGGCTGAGAAAGGTGGATGGGGTGAAGAGGTATATTATTCCCTTTACCGTATTGCTGTTGCCAAGGCCATGCTAAATCGCCCTTGGGGTGAAATTATGGAAGCATTCCTTCTGGCATATAACTCAAGACCTATTCGTGCCGAGCCATTATATCATATTGCTCAAATATATCGTACAAAATTCAATCTACCAGCAGTTGCTTATATGTTTGCTAAAGCAGCATCTGAAATTCCATTCCCAAAGGATGATATATTATTTGTTCCTGATATGATATATAATTATGCCATTTTAGATGAATTAGCCGCAACAGCACACGCAGTAGGACAGTTTGATTTGGGTTATGAGACATGTAAAAAACTATTAGTAGAAAATAAAGTACCAAAATCAGAAATTTCTAGAATTCAAAGCAATATGCAACAATATATGCATATATTGGAACAAATTCAACGTCAACAGACAGCCTTTCAAATAAAAATGAAAGAAAATAATATACCAATAAATGAAAATAATATAAAAAAGAAGAAATTTAAAGAGAGAAAATAAAAAAAGGGCGAAAGCCTTTTTTTTTATTTTTTTTATTTACATATATATTAATATGAAAAATAACCCAAATGTATCAATAAACAATGAATCCTCAGCTACATCATTTAATATTAATCCGCTTTTAAATCCATATCAAACGACTTTGGCTAATACAGCACCTACTTTGTATAATACTTCCAGAGTTCCAGTTACTTATAACGGATTTAAATGGTCATTTAATGCTGATGTGAATTGGGGTAGATTTATCAGTGGAGAGCCATTTATTATTTTACCACCAGCTGGTGTTATGGTTACTGGAATTTCTTATGAAAATGATACAGGC